GGAAGTTTTTGGCAGTTATCAAGATAATCCTTCCACAGCATTACTCTCCGATTGTTTTTGCCGTACTTCAGAATCTGTCTGTATGTAAGGTTATTTTTGTGAAGTTCATCTACAGCATAAGTACCGAGCTTTGACAGCTTGCTTATGAACTCGCTTGCCATATGAATGGTCGGTTCTTCCTTTATCACACTGCGGTAAAGTTCAATTGCACTTGAATCATAATCTGCGAAAAAGTGCATATCCTCCTTACGACATCCGAGCATTTTAAGCAGATTGGTTTCTTTCCAATGAATTTTATTGAGTGAAAGTTTGCCGTCAATCAAAAGCTCTGCAATATGCTCAAAACCGCCTTTAATCAGGTATTCTGCATTATTGTGCCTTACATATATGTTCAGCCATTTGAGAATCCCTTGAACCGTATATCTGTTTGAAAGCTCATCCGCACACGAATATCTGAGATCCGTATCGGTTATTACATCGAGATTTAAAAGTACGGTTGAGCCCCAGCCTGAATACAAGGTTTTTTCTGACGGACCCCAATACCACGCTAACCCCTGTGAAGCAGAAGGAATAATTCCGTCTGTCTTCAGCGGATGAAATGATTTATCGTACCAGTTATATGCAAATCTTTGCATTGCGTGCTGTTCATATACATAAAGATATTCATCCGAAAAAGTATATCGGGGCATCATTTCGACAGGATTTTCATTGTACAAATCATCGGAAAATAACTGATATGCCGTTACAAATCTGATGTACAGCCTGCCGTCAACAGCAAAGCAAAAACCAAACTTGCGACTTCTTTCAAGTTTTTTTCTGCCGTAGTGCAGGGCTTTTGCTTTTACGCTTTCCTTGCAATGACCGCAGACAAATTCCTGATTATGATAAAGTCGGAGCTGTTCGCCGATGTGCCAGCTTTGACAGCTTGTGCAGAAATAGTCGCAGGTTCTTTTGCTTTTATTTTCGTAGAAAGCATACTGCGGAAAGTACATTGCTATCTGCTTTTCATGTTCATCTGTCAGGTCAGGAATCTTATTAAGCAGGCTGTCAGGATTTTTAATCATGCTGACACCTACCAATCTATAAGATTGCCGAGATCAAGAGTTACCAGATCCGTTTTCTGCTCTGCGACATTAGGTTCTTCAAGTTCGTATTCAGACATATGTATCTGCATTGTGAAAGTAACCTTTGCTCCGGGGAAAATCTTACCGACAATCTGCTGATACACATCAAGGTCGGAAACTGCAGCGGGGAGCTTCTTTCCCACTTCGTCAATCAGGTTTTCAAGGTTTTTTGCAGCCGTAACGGCTCTTGCAAATTCCTCGTTCTGCGCCGAAAATTCGCAGAGCATTTTCTTTACCGGCTCAAGAATTGCTTTAGATTTATGGTCTTTAAGATTTTTTTTGTTGCACAACTTGATTTTTTCTGTTGCAGAGGATATAATTGAATCAGGTTTATTGTTCTTTGTGCTTGTGGCATTCACAGTGTCGCAGGCACTTTTTTTATTGCTCATTTCTTCACCCCCACACATTCAAAACCGAATGCTTCGTATTCAGGCGTTTCAAGGACTTTGAGTTTGCGGGCCAGTTCTGCGTTTTTCGCTCTTTCGGCAACATATAAGGCTGTCACCTTGTTAAGCTTTGCCTTTGTTTTTTCAAGACG